AGACAGCACAACTAAAAACTCATTCATCATCTTTGCAGTCATCAATAGACTTTTGTTTTTTGGTAATTTAAAATCTTGCATCTGTGAATCAAATAATCTTTTAGTTATCTGCACATCTATTCTACCATACTCCTCAACTACATCAACTGGTATATCTTGAAATGGTATACCCCTATCTGTAAATTCTTTTATGGCACTATCTTTTGAGCCTATCTTTCTTCTACGGCAAGACATCTCAAGTGTTAAACTTTTTCTTATACCTCTATTTAGTATATACTCCCCCAACATAGTATCATAAATTCTACCTGCATATTTAAATCCAGACTCTAATAACCACATTAAATCAAATTTAATATTATGACCTATTAGCAAAGTTGTTTTATTTAATATAGATTGTATCTTATGGTAGCAACCCTCGTCAACTCTTTCACTATGGTTTGTAAAATAATATTCATCATTGATACCTACACTAACTAATATATTATCTGGATGAAAAGGTGATGGATCATATCCACCTGTCTCTGTTTTTTGCCACGATGTTTCTACATCAACTGTTGTAATCATAAGTCCCTTTCTACTTCTGCTATTGTAATAATATATTCCTTACCTTTGTAATTTATTTCAAGATCACGTTCAAATTCCATTGAACTATTAATATAAAAACCTGATCCCACACACTCTAAATTTTTATGTTTATCCATAAACCTTTGAAATATATTACCTATTTCTGCAACTCTTGATGCTTTATACCTCATATCTACTTATACTCCTTCTAATGGTACACACAGGTTCACCATGATAACCATTTATTTTATTTTTACTTATACATAGTGTTCTTATTTTATTTTCTAAATCACTATTAGCATTTCTACCTATACCAATAATCAAATCTGCCTCAGCTGCCTTACCAGTTTTAGAGTTTTCCATTTGATCAAATGAAATACTATTTCTATTATGTGCATCTGCTGATGCTTGAGATATTGCAATCACTGCACAATCTCTTCTCTTTGCTATCTCTCTTACACTCGTATATATCTGTCTTAACTTTTCATCTGTTCTTGCATATGTACCTGTAACATTTATTTTATCTAGCTGGTCTATCACTATGATATCTGGTTTATGTTTCTCGCAGTGTGCATCTATATCTTCTATCGACCAATCAACTGTATCAAACATAGATATATTATCTTTTATTTCACTCCAAGACCTATGTGCCATTTCTTTATCCTCTATTATCTCTTCTCTAGTCATACCTGTATAGCAAGATATGGCTCTCATCTGTGTTCTTATCGCAGGCTCTTCATTTATAAATGCATGTATCTTTGCACCTTGTTCTGCAAATCCATTTGGTGCAGTACAAAGACTAACCCAAAATGCTGTCTTACCTGTCTCTGGTCTAGCAAATGCAATCATAAGATTACCACCACCGATACCACCTACATTATCTCTAAGTATAGGTATATTAAATTTCCATTTCGTAGTTACATTTAATAAATCTAATACCTCATCAACATTACTTGTTACTGCAGGAGTTTTTTCCTCATCAATAGTTTGCTTATGTTTTTCTATCATACTAACTATCTCATTAAAGTTAGCATCTTTACCATTAAATATTTCTGTAGATTCTACTGCTATTCTTTGTGCAAGATCTCTATCAGATAGTATACGCATAATATCTTTTGCTATCTCTTTGCTTGGCTCTTGTACTTCTTTGATGTCCTCTACTAACTCACTAAACTTTTCTTTCGCAGCACGGGTCAATGCAGGATTAAATATAGCAGTATGTAATGAGTATAACTCATCTACCTTTATATCTTCCTCGTATTTATCGTGTGCTTTTTGTATCGTATCATACAAAGAACTTATATCTCCAGAAAATATTGTTGGAGATAACATACCTTTATGTTGAGTATAAAATTTTTTATTCAACATAAGTCTAATCATTTGTTTTTCTATCACTACCAAACTCCTTTCTTAATGCCATATCTATCGCATCTAATATTGATTCATCTCTTACTGTCCATTCAGACCTATTCATATCTTTAATATCGTACTTCCAACTATTCCAGCTATCAAGTATTTCTTCTTTCATTTTTTCATTCATAAAACATTCTCCGTATCTGTTCTGTATCATAATATTTAAGGTCATCTTCTAATGGTTTAACTATTACATTTTCAAACCCAGACGATCTTAAATCTTTTGCCATGTCATATGCTTTTGTTGTTGCATCTCTATCCAAACATATATATAATTTTTTATATGGTTGCAAGTGACTCTTGTGTATTTGTTTTAATTTTGTACCCATAATAGCTATACCAGTTAATACATTTGATACTGCACAAGCTGATGGACAATCCTCTACAATTACAGAGTCTTCACACTCGCCACATTTAAACGGCACATCTTTATTACCATACATATACCATTTAGGAAACTCATTTTTATTTAATGCTCTACCTACTGCACCTACTATTTTATGTGATATTCTATTTTTAACTAGAAATACAACTCTATCTTGTTTTACATCATATTTAAAATCTGCTCTACCCCAAGACCAAGACTCCCAACAATTATTATTAGATAACCAACGCATAGCTTTTTCATTTGAGTATATTGATTGAAAGCTATCTGGTATTTGAAAGTTTACATCTTCTATATGTAATTCTTTATTACCTTGAAATACTCTTTCTACATATTGCATATTTTTTTCTCCTTGTTTTTTACCTTTAGCACTACACGAAGCGTGAAAGCAATACCAGTTTAAATTATTTTCTGTTGTATCTACAGAGAAAGTATTTCTACCATTACAGAATGGACAATCCATTCTTATCTGTGTATCTGATGGAATAAATAATCCCTCTACTACTGCAAGTTGTTGTTTATAATTCAAATAGATACTTCCTCGTATGTTATAAAGTATCTATCAGTTGCATAGAAATCATTAGCTTCTACTTTCATTAGATTGTGATTAAGGTAGTATGCTATATTATTCTCTAGTTGTTCTATCTCTGGTTCGTTGTCGAATGGTATTATTGCTACTGCTTCTATTCCTAGTCCTGCTATTCTTATTTTGTATTTTTTCATTATCTATTCCCTTATCATAGTTTTTGTTTTTTGTCAAGCGATTTTCTTTTTTTATTTTTGCGTAGTAACTTGGGTGTCTAAAATTAAACGACATCTAATTCTTCTCTGATGTATCTTTTTAATTCTTTGTCTTGCACATTTTTTGGTATATTATTTTTATAAAATATCTCATAGCTATCACTACCATATTTACCTATACCGTGAAGTTGCATAGCATCTTCACCATCCCAGTTTAAATAGTCTTGTGACATTCTCCATATCCTATTTGCCCTAACGTGCTTAAGACCTAGATCACCTAGCATATCTGCTATCACACTTCTGTCTGATAACAATAATTTATCTGGTGTTGGAAACTTTTTAAAAAATGCAGGAAGTAATTCTTTTACTTTTTTTCTACCAGTTTGATTTAAGCATATCACACCAACCATATGTTGCCAAACATTATCTACTTGTTGCTGAACCATTAACTCATCTTTCATTTGCTCATTCCATTTGTTACGATTTGTTTTACTATTGTTGTCCAGGGATTTATATTATTTTTATTTGTACTACAAGAAACTAGGAACAAAAAAAATATTACTAAACTAATCTTTGCTATCATTTAATTCCTCCCAACTTTCTCCTGCATACTCTCTGTACCACTCATCGAAATTTGCTAAAGCATAATCATACATAGCCATTTGTTCATAGTACCATTTACTTAAGTTTCTTCTATTTTCTTTCATATCATCTTTTAATTGTTGTCTAGTTCCATAGACACTATCCAACATATTTTTTTTAATGCTGTGGTCATAACAATTACTCATAGTTTACCCTTCCTTTCTTTTCTTGTTTTGTATGGTAGTTGAACTACTTTTTTACTTTCATTTCCCTTTTTACTTACCCAATATATTACAGCAAAAAGACAAAATTCTGATGGTTTAGAATATTTTGCCAACGCTTTTTTTAAACTTCTTGCCTCTACTATTTTAGGTTCTGCCATTCTTTGTACTATACCTTCTGGTGTTCTACCCATAGGTACAAATGTATATTCTCTCATTTATTCTCCTTTATTTCCTTTTCAATATTATATATTGTATCATATGTATTGGCTTGTAATTTACCAACATCTAATGGGTCACAGTTTACAAAATCTTGTATAACTGTTATTGCTACATCTAATGTATCATCATACATTAGCATTGGCTCTTTTCTAAACCTTAAAGTTAAAAACTTTTTTATTTTTTTCTTCGATACTCTACTACTCATCAATGCTCCTTATAACTTACTTGTTTAACTTTACGACTCCAACAAGCACGACAACTACCACACTCACCATCTTGTTTGTAAGCAGGACATTCTCTACCTATTGCTTTTTTATCTTTGTGTACACCAGAAGTCCACTTCCAAAAACTAGGGGGTTGACTATCTACTTTGATTGCTGATACACGCAAACATAAATTCTCTTC